GTCGAATATTCGTCCCATCATCAATGTGAAGGGTATCCTCCACCGTATGCCAGTAGGCCCGAGACTCATTGGCGGCGGTCTGCGTCGCGGTGAAGCGCTCGAAACGGAAGTCAATCGCAGAGAAGTTGTCGAAGTCCAGGTTCGCCGTGAGTGGGGAGATCAAACTCAGCGCGTTGTTGATGATGTTGTTGAACTCTGCGTTCAAGTCCGAAGCGGTAAGTACCTCACTCAACCAGCAATCCACGTCTTAACGCGTGAGATTGCCATAGGGCATCACCGCCTTCTCATGGCACCCAACTGTGCCCCTGAATAACGTCTTGACATGGAGGTACTCCTCAGGTACTCTTTACCCAGGATGAAATTAACTCACCTTGCATGGGCCGCTGGAATAGTCGTAGGGGAAGGATGTATCTTCGGTCACAAGAGAGGAACAATCACCCTCTCCGTATCTATGTGTGACGTTGAAGTTCTCCACAGCCTGAAACGAATATTCGGCGGCTCTGTCAGTCCTTGGATTCATCGCCCTAACGCGACGGCGTTTAGACGGTGGAGCGCTAGTGGAATAACCGCCCTTACAGCAATCTCTAAAATGCGACCTTGGTTGAGTTCTGTGAAGTTGGCGGACTTCACATACGCGAAGACCATTGCTCCAAACGCAGGGAAAGGTAGGAACTGGGCGAAAGGAGCTAGGACGCATTGTTCCTACGGTCACCCCTTTCGGGGGCGAAATCTTGTTTTGTTTACCGGACCCCATGGGCGTCAACGGGTATGTCGTACATGTCGTCGACGGGACATGAAAGCGTGGTACGCCCGGAACAAACACACTAAGTTCTGGCGTAAGTACCGCAAGCACCCTACTGCACCTCACGCCACGTCTGCACCGGATAGGAGCGCGAGACGCTTAGTACGGTGAGAGTGTCGGGATTCCACCCGGACTTATACGGGTTGTACCCGTATTGTCTCCACCCCCGCTGGCATTGGTCCTCGAAGAGTTGCAACCGCTGCTCATCCCACTTGTGGTGGACGCACTCCGGGCAAAACGTGGCAAACGTCACGGTCTTGTCGGACAACTCAAAGTGGAGCCGCCGGTAGCCTGCGTCCTGGAATTGACCATCCTCGCCCGGTATGAGGACCACAACGCCACAGCAGGAGCAACACCCTGGGCGCTTCTGGAGAAAGTTATGCTGGGAGTCGCTCATCGACGCCGGTGATTTCAAAGTGAACCTCCAGATAGTGCGGTTCCATATCCTGGGCTGCCGTCGAGTTGAACCACCGGAATTGGATGTCTCGGAACTCTCCCTCCATGAGGAACGGAACGCACCGATACTGCCCTCCACCCAGCGCACTGGTATTGAGCGTGAAGTCAGGCAAGGGTATCGCCGCCCCCTTGCGGGATCGTTACTTCCTGTGCAGCGAGGTTGTCCCGGGTGTAGGAAAAGGTAAAGTTGAAGGCTCCTTTTGGCAGGAGCGACCAGAAGCCTCGATGCGCATTCTTCCCGATTGCGGAGGTGCCGAAGTTGAGGAAGGGGGTGAGCACGTCCCCCGTGTATGCGGTGCCGGAGCCCGACCCTACAACGCCCGTACTCCGCACTGCCCGGTCCAGTTCATGTACATAGCCTGCGGTGGTCCCACAGAACAGGCGGTGCCGCCGCGTGGAGGGGATCTGCACGATGGCGAGGCAGTTGGGGTTCACGTAGGTACTGTTGACCCCCCAGGAGGCCCACCGCCCCGGCTGGAAGCGGTAGTCATAGACGAGGTAGTTGTTGTAGACCGTTCCCCCCGAGCGGGGAGCGTTCCAGATCGCCAGGCCCTTCGCCTGGTAGTTCACCCCCCACATGCGCGTGAGCACGTTGTGGTTCAGTTCGTCCTGGTAGAACTGGAGGATAGGACGAGAGAGGAAGGCTTCCACGTAGTCTCCGTAGGCCGCTGTGGCGGCGAGGGAGTGGAGCCCACGGGGGCTGGCGAACACGATGTCATCATTGATGCGGAAGATGGAGTTATGGTTGAACGAGCCTACGCCTACCACAAAGGGGACCCGGGCAAAGGCATCTGTGCCAGTCGGCGCTGATCCCGTGATCCGATGAATGGACAGGCGGTTTGGTCCCTTGAAGACAATAAGTTCGTTGCGGTGCGAGATGAGGCCCGTGATACGGTCCCCGTCGTCCGGGTCGATGTCGATGGAGCCGGAGCCTGCCCCGGTCCAATCCTCCGGGTCAAGCGAGACAGTGTAGTAGAGCCGGGATGGCAGCGTGGCGACCCCCGCCGCCCAGAGCCGGTTCTTGTGCGCACGGGAGAAGGCGAAGTTGGGTGGAGACCCAGCGAGGGCGCTGGTACTAGCAGCGGTCCCATCCCAGGAACGCGGCACATCCACGGTCGAGTCAGTCGCCATGATGCAGAGGGCATCGAAGGTCTCAAAGGAGGGCTCCTTCGCGTTCTCCTGCCCAGAAGTGAGGATGTCCCAGACGCCATCCACGTCATCCTTGGCGATCCGTGTCCCCTCAAAGATCACCCGCTTCTGCGTCTCCGTCCCAGCCGTTCCTTGAAGCCAGAAGTCGTAGAGGCCAGCAATCGCCCCTGCCGTAGCGTTTGAGTTAAGAACCTGGCTCCCCCCGATCTTATGGGGCGAGCCGTCCAGTTCGTAGGTGACGTTGTCTGCCCTCATAAAATAGGGGACGGTGAGGTTATTCCCCTGAGCGGCGGCGATGAACGAGGGGCCAAAGTCCGTAGTCAGGCCCAGCCACCGCCGAAAGAAAGTACGACTTTCTGAAGTTGGTCGGTGCCTGGCATAGGGCCTCACCCCCTCCAATTCTTCCCGTTCACAATGTATGAGATCATGACGTCTGTAACCCCATACTGACGGGAAAGGGCAGCTTGTGTAATGCCACCCTGAGCATACGTTGTGCGGATCGCGTGAACCTGGTCCTCCGTGAGTTTTGCGTGCGAGTTCCGCTCCCCCCTTGTGGAACGCCCTTTCTTAACCATATCCACTGAGTTATCTTTGTGGGTTCCAAGAAACAGGTGTGAGGGGTTCACACAGGAAGGAACATCGCACTTGTGAAGAACACACGGTAAAGAAGTACCTTCCAACCCAAGGACAACTCGATGGGCGGGGACTTGTCTCCCCCGAACCTTCACCTGTCCGTAGCCTTGGCGATTTTGGCCGCCGGTCCATAGCCAGCACCCAGACATCGGCTCTGGACTTACGCGATCCCAAAATGTTGGGAGAACCATCTGCGCGCCTATTCTCCCATCAATCGCGTAGCTCATCAAACGCCTTACTCTCCGTATCGAACCGTCTCCGGGAGCCGAGCCGAGTGAGCGGCTGGAAGCGCATGCGGGCTGGAACCATGCGAGGCCGGTCCTGCTGCGGATTCGTGTCCCCCGCGATCCGCTTGACCAGATCGGTGTACTCAGAGTAGGATTCCTGGCTCCGCTCGTCGTTCTTGAGATCCCGGTACCACACGAAGGCGGCGTAGGGGATCAAGACATGGCGGTACCGGAGCGGAACGATTGGTTCGTCGGTGTCTGCTGACAGGTTGACCTGCCCCGTGCCCCCTGACGACACAGCCAGATACGTAGTCTGGTACCGGTAGGGAATGGTGATGACCGTGTCAGGGACAGGGTGGAACAGGACCCGGGGCCGGAGCGCCACGGTGCTCCCGGGGCCTACCTCAATGATTGTGCAGACATGGGGTGTTCCCGTAGCCGAGGAGTTCCGGGGGTAGCGGGCGTAGAACTGGCCACTCGGGATCACCGGGATATTCAACTGGTCTGAGAAGGTGCGAAGGTCCACAAGCCGGTAGAAGTCCGAGGCCAGAGCGTACTCATCCTCGTAGTAGGAGTAAGACGCATAGGCATGCACGTAGGCGCTCGCCGCGCTGTCCACCCGTGCCTTGAACGTGACCCGGTCCACAGTGGTGATGGACGTGTTGCTCCCCACGGATGAGACGAGATATACGTCGTCATCCCCGCTGATCTTCACCTTCCCGAGTGCGCGGGCGAAGGTGGTCCCCATGCCCACGGCGGTCGTGTTCCAGAGCGTATTGGTGCCCTCCAGCGTGGTCCGGGTTGAGGAGGCGACGCTGACACTCCCAACCTTGTACGGGGCCTGGGTAATGACGACCCCACGCCGCTCCGCCCACCACCAGTTGTGCTGGATATGGAAGTCGTGCAGGGCCATGTTGATGTAGCGTTTTGCCCTGTCAGAGACCGCCGTGGTGGTAGTCTCCGCCTTCATACGGTTCATGAGGTCCGTAAAAAGGTCCGTAAAGGTGGTAGGCTGACTTGTAACGCTCATTAGTCCGCCGCGATCACTCCAACACGAAGGTGAACCGCCCCGACATCCCCGGCGCTTTTCGCCGTCGGTCCGATGTTACAGAGGTTGACATGCAGTCGGCCAGACACGGCCGTACCGGGGGCCGTCCGCTCAACAATCGGGATATTCAAGCCGTCTGCGAGGTAGACAAAGACGGTTCCTGAAAGGTACGAAGTTGCGTGAACTGAGCCGTAGACAGATGCCTGATTCACCACAGCCCCAGTGTTGTAAATGTCTACGGAGCCCAGAAGCCCATAGCGATTGAGGTTGGCTGGGGTGGCCTGTGCGGCAACCCGCTCAAGAAATTGGACCCGCCATGCCGTGTCCTCAAGGGAGAGAACGCGAACACTCCGCACAAACCCACGCACAGTCCCACTCGATGCTCGCGTCGCCGCATCTCCAACAGATCGTCCGATCATCAGGTCTGCCGCCTCCGAAGCCACAACAACTCCCACCCGGGCTCCAATCGCAGAGCGGAAGTCAATCGTGTAGTCGGAGTCTACATAGAACAGTGATTCTTTCACCAGCATGTCAGGCTCCTGTTATCAGCATCCCCGAAGGGACCCGTCCGACAGTGAGTTACTTGAGTTTGCCCGTCATCGCATGCCGGGCCCGCTCGTCGCGGGCGCGGGCTTCACCCAAGGGCGACGTGGGCGGAACCTGCTGCATGGACTCTGGGAGGTTTTCCTTGGCCGCTTCCGGGATCGCCATGTGACCCGGGAGTTGGGCGTTGGTGAGAATGGTGGATG